TTTAAGAAGGTGGAGAAGCGCAGTTGGGAAGTTCGTGACCCGAAATCAGATAGGGCGTTAGACAAAAAATAACTGTGTTACACCCCTAAGCCATAGTTGAGATCAGACAACAAACATGAAAGAAGGAACAGATGAAAGTATTAGCGAAAGAAAAACATGGCAGCAAAGATTGGTTGCTTGCCCGTTGGAAAGATGAGACCGGAAAGTGCGTTTTCGGTGCGTCTGACATTCCTGCGCTCATGGGTGTAAGCCCATACAAAACCCGTGCAGAATTGTTTGCAGACAAACTGAATGAGCCAGTAGAGCAGCCGTCTAACGCTGTGTTTGATCGTGGCAACATTTTAGAAACACCGTTGATCTTGAACGCATCAAACAAGTTGGGCATGAACATCTTTACGCCTGAAGTCATCTACCGTGATGGGCGTTTGTCAATCAGTCTTGATGGCGTGGACAACGAAAAAAAACCAACTGTAGTTGTGGAAGCGAAAACAACTACTCGATACAGCATTTATGATTCGGGTGATCTGCCTAATGAATGGTTGTGGCAGGGTTGGGCGCAGCAAGCCGTGCTTGATGTTCCTGTTTGGTTCTCTGTGCTTGATCGTGATATGCGTTTGAGTGTTGTTGAGTTGCCAGATAATCCGTTGGCTGTTGATAGTTTAATTTTGGAGTCAAAGATTTTTGGTGAATGGGTAGATAACAACACGCCACCACTAGATGAGATCAACAACTTTTCTGCTGATGACATTGCCCGTATCTTTCGTGTTGAACCAACCACTATTGATTTATCGATTGAGGCTGGCGAATGGGTTTTGCAGTTAGAAGAAGCTCGTGCGATGGCGAAGCAGGCAGCAGAGTTGGAAACGAAAGCCAAAGATGCTTTAGCACAAATGTTGTTGGGTAACGAAATCGGTTTGTTGCATGGTCAGCAAATAGTTTCGTGGAAGCAGCAAGCAGGAAAAGAATCCTTTGATGCTGCACGCCTGAAACAAGAACATCCAGAGTTAGTAAGCGAATACACCAAGCAAGGAAATCCATACCGTGTGATGAGAACACACAGAAAGAAGGCAAAGTAATGAATGAGGAATTAGATACACAATTATTGAAAGCAGTTTTGGAACAGTACGCAATTCCTGATCCAAAGATTGTTGGCACTATTCCACGCAACGGAATCAATCTGGCGTATGTGAGTCACGCAGACATCACAAAGATTCTGATTGAGATCGACCCGAATTGGAATTGGCAACCTGTCGCTTGGGATAACGGCAGACCTGCTATTCATGTTGAGAACGGTACGGCAACAATGTGGGCTACGCTCACGCTGCTTGGAAAATCTTTGTTGGGTGTTGGTTCGGTTCGTTCCGATAAACAAGACTTGGATAAAGAATTGGTTGGAGACTTTTTGCGTAACGCCAGTATGCGTTTTGGTATCGCATTAAGCCTTTGGTCGAAACAGGATTGGTCAGATAATACAACGATTGTTCGCACACCTGAAGTTAAGCGTGCAATACAAAATCATCCAGCGTCACAACTTGATGAGCGTGAAATTACACCTGCTGAAGTAGCAGAAATCTTTGGTGGAGAACTGGTAACAGAAGCAGTTATCACGCCTATAAAAGCAGCTTCATCAGCAGGAACGATCAGCGATAAACAAAAAGGTTTGATTAGCAAACTTGCGAAAGAAAAAGTTGATGGTGATGTAACACCGATTCTCAAACAGCAGTTCAAGAAAACATCGGTGAATGAATTGACCACTAAAGAAGGTTCAGCACTTATCAAACTTTTGATGGAAGCCACAGTTGGCAAACTTGTTATCAGTAATGAAGAACCTTTTTGAAGCGTGATCATTGGCGAGAGGATGCCTTGTGTTTAGGACTAGATTCAAAAGTTTTCTTTCCTGAATACAACGCATTCGAGTCTCGTTGGGATGAAGCCAAAATGATTTGTATCAAATGTCCTGTGCGCCAGCAATGTTTAGATTTGGTTATCGGGTTGGATGAGGATTGTGATCGGTGGGGTGTGTTTGGTGGTATGACACCTGCGCAGCGCAGAGTTCACCGTGACGAATTGAGGAGAAGCAAATGAAATCTGTTGGACAGCCGTTGGCAGACTGTGATTGTGTGCTACAAAAAATTGTTAAAGAAACTCGATGTGGAAAGACGGAGGAAGATGATGAGTAGGTACAACAGTAATTGGGGAAGTCACGATCAGTTACAAGATTTGCGTAAAGCAAACATGGCTTTACATCGTGAGTTAGATGCGACAAAAAAATTGTTGTCAGACACTTTGCAAGATTTGGCACAAGCACAAGATGAGTTGGTGCTGGCACTTGAAGCGTTAGCAAGAGTTGGAAACTGATAAATGAAAATAGAAATAGATTCATCATTTGATGGTTCAGGCATAAATCGTAAAGGCGAATGTGAAGGCAATCAACAGAAATGTAATCTTGATGGTTGTCCAAAGTTTGGAACATTAGGCAGAGCAGCCCGTGACGGGTTACGCCGTGTGAAAGGTTGTAGCGATCCAACAGCGAGAGGTAAACGCAATCGATCTAAAGGTGATAGCAAAGCTCGTATCGCACGAAAGAAACTTGGTTTAGCAGCCACAGGCAACGCAGGAACACGCCACGAAGAACATTGGGGAGGAATGTTTAGAGTTGAAGTGAAGGCAGGCGCACAGATCAACGCCATTTGGACACGCTTCAGAGATGCCAGAACGCAATCTAACGCTTCAAAAGCGTTGGGAGATATAAGACCGTTTGCGATGATCGCTATGCCTGACGGTACATCGGAGGGAATCGTGTTGATGTCGTTGGATGAGTTCGCAGAGTTGTGTGCGTTGTTGTGAGTAAAGTTTTTTCTGAAGCGCATTACAACGCAGATGACAACGCAAAACATAAAATTATTGAATGGCTTGAAACAAGAGGTTTCATGGCTTGGGTTAATCAAGATCAGTACGGCATCGATGTTCAAGGTGTTCGTAAGGGTCAATCATTTGAGTTTGAGGTAGAGGTAAAACATAATTGGACTGGCGCAAATTTCCCGTTTGACACAATTCATTTTTCTAATCGGAAGCGCAAGTTTGCTACGGCAGACAAATTAACTTGGTTTGTGATGTTGAATGATGAGCGTACCCACGCTTTAATGGTGTCTGGTCAAAACTTTTTGGCTGCACCAATCGTTACGAAGAACACTATTTATTCGCAGGGAGAACAGTTTGTAGCAATCCCTGTTGAGCAAGGTAAATTGATCACGCTTCAAGAAGGAGGTTTTGTGTGACACCGTTACACATTGATCAGATGATTGACAAGATTTGTGGGATGTTTCCAACTGTTCCTGTTCCACGAAACGGTATGAAAGCAGCTTGGGGAGCAGACAAGTTTTTGCATGGCGTCACAGTCGAACAAGGCAGACAGGTTATGGAACTGGTAGAGAAACACAACACAGTTCCTTCTCTGCCTGAACTGAAAGTTATGTTGCGTTCTATAATCAAAAAAGATGACAATGAAAAGCCTGTTTGCACGATCTGTAATGGCACAGGTTGGGATGACGGGATGCGAATTGAGAATGGACTAATTGTGCGTGAGCGTTACACGAGTATTGATATGCGTGGGAATGTTTGCACAACGGTTACGAAGTGTGAGTGTAGGAAATAAGTTTTTAACAATCGGCTAGTTGCATAGACCTAAGCCTGTCGCAAGGTGGTTGGATGACCTGTGGTAACGCAGTTAGATCACCATGCGCTTTATCATGCAACACGAAATGATTTACGCAAGATGGTGGGGCGCAGCGTAATGAAAGAAATAGGGTGTTGGAGTGTGGCATACCAACGGGGGTCATTACATCTCTGCCTTTGGTGTGGTGTGAACACAAAATATATATTTTATATGCACTTGAAGGATTGAGTGTTAGAATGATTGCACACGCCGAAGTAGGCGAACGAGGCTCTGAGCCAATCCAAGTTCCATGAGAAGGACTTACGATGAACGGAGTAATTATGAAAAAGATTTTTGTTTGTATTGTGGCATTCAGTTTAGGGTTTACAAATGTTTCTGCTGTTGATGCGAAGCGTGTGCCTAAAATGAATTGTCCGAATGTGTGGAAACTTACTACTGATGCAGGTTGGTTGCCTGCTGATGTTTTAATTGGTGATCGAATTGCTTTCCGTGAGTCACGCTGTAATCATTTGGCGCACAACAAACTTGATCCTGTAACTGTTTCTGGCGTGAAAGGTTCTTTAGGTTTGTTTCAGATCAATCTTTTTTGGATTAGTAAAACAAGTTCATATCCAAAAGGTTTTTTGCAAACTGTTATGAAACGCAATCTTGTTCCAGCAGATTTGTTTATACCTCAAATCAATGTGGCTGCTGCTGAAGCTATTATTGAATACAATCGTGGTAACGGGGGTTGTGGCTGGCAGGCGTGGAATGGCTGCTGATTTCAAAAAAAGTTTTAAGAAAGTTGTAAAACCCTCATATTATTAGGCTTTTATAGCAAAATAATGCTTTACTTTCGTCTGCATATCGGTCATACTTGATCTATCAGCCACACGGCTGAAACAAGCCCTGAGGAGGGATCATGAATACAAAAGTGGTAAACGGAATCACAGTTGAAGTCATCACCTGCGAGGAATGGGATGTTGTTTCTTGGGAGCAAAAAGAAAAGAACGCAAAAAGGCACAATCGTTCAACACATGGTGTTGATGCTTGTCACCTTTGCGGACAAACGATCAGCGACAAGTCACTTCCAACTGCATGGTATGTACATATGTCCACAAGCAGCGAGTTGTATCCAGTTGCAGTTGAATTGACAGAAGGCTCACAGGGCTACTTTCCAATCGGCGCATCATGCGCAAATCGAATCCCAAAGGGTTACAAAACAAAATTAGAAGGAATGTTTTAAGTAGTCAAGTCGGGTGGCTGGTCGGCAGCCGTCAGGTTCAAGTCCTGAACACCCACAAGGCAAGTACGCCGAATCAAATCCCTGAGGAGGGAAACAAAAATGGAAATCATCAAAGCCAACATTCTGAAAGCCATTTCGGAAGAACACATCAGCGTTTTTAGGTTCGTTCAATCATGTTACGGAGATACAGCGTTAGACGAATCATTTGAATCAAAGATGGTTCAAAAAATTACCAACTCAATGGATCGTTGGGCTGACGCACGAAAAGAAATGCACAACACATTAAGCCACATGATCAGCACAGCAACCGATCACCAAAAAAGTATTGAAAATAACTTCTCCGTTGATGCTGGCTGGATCAATTCCAACCGTTATGAAAACAACATTGCTGATGCAAAAAAGTATGAACACGAACTAACAACACTTACTTTCTTTATAGGGTTCACACCATCAGAGCGTGCTTGTCTGTTCGTAAAACTTACTTCACTTATCAAGTTCTAATCAAGTCGGATGACTGGCAGACATTTAGGTTCGAGTCCTAGACATCCACAAGGCAACAACGCCGAAACAAAACCCTTAGGAGGGATTATGAAGCTCTTAGCAGCAAAACAATGGAACAAAGTGTTTTATGAAAACGGACAGAAACACAGAATCAAAGTGGTAGCAGAGTTGGTTCATCGTGACGGAAACAGCAACGCATACTTTTCGATCACAGGTGAAGTTGAACGCCAAGCGAAAAACAATCGTTGGATGCCTTTCCTTAGTGGCTGCATTCATCAGGAGATCATGCAACATTTCCCAAATCTGGCGTCACTCTGCGATATACATTTGGCTGATGAGGATGGCGTACCAATGCACGCTTACGCAAACGCTGCGTATTGGGCAGGACACGAAGGAAAAGAAAAGGACACCGACACACTTGCCAACCATTTGCGAGTCACCAAAGACCAAGCCAACGAAATGACAACATACATAAACCACCACTACGGAGAGTTTGACAAAATCACGACAGCAAAACAGGCTTGGGAAAACACTTGCAAAGACTTTGATTTGCCAAACTACTGGTTTGAACAAGCAAGATTAGCAAAAGCACTTCTAAACGAAATGGAGACAGCAAAATGAAAGTTACAAAACACACATTAGAACATATCGAGTTGATCACAACAGGTGAAACAGCACTTTTTGAAATCAATATGATCGTAGCAATGGAAGGTTGGGAGGAAAACAACGATGACGAAAACGGATTCTTTGAACTAGGCGCACTTGGCTGGCTGACCAACCTACTTACGCTGGCAGCAGCAGGGCATGACATCAAATACGGTGCAGCAGAGTTCCTGAAGGCAACAATGACATTGAATGAGACACGGGTACACCTGTGCAAAGTAGAAAAGGTAACAGCATGAATCCTTTTATAGATAATCCTCCATTGTTGGTATTTTCAGGTATCGCAATCGGCATGATCGCTGGCAGATATGTTGGCATCATTGACGGGATGCAAAGAGAGCAAAAAGCCCAAGCAAGGCGCAACCGTATCCAACGAGAATTGCGTAGGGAACACGAAAACCGTAAGGTAAAGTAAGAGCGCACCAATGGCAAGCAGCGCAACCTCACTTCACCCTCCTCGGTTAGAGAGTTAGCCCATCTGCAATGATGGCATTGGTACTAGATATGGAGATGAACTATGACAATCAAAGACTTAGAGGCTGCCGTAGCGTTTC